TGAAGTAGTCAATAAATTCATTTGCTGCCCATACAGCATCATCCTCAGATACTTTCATCATAAAATAAGTTTCTTGCTCGGCGTTTCAATCGGGGAAAAGATCTTCTTGTAATTCTCTACGATCTCGTCTCTTGTGTCAATCAGATAGACAACGTATCGCTTTTCAACTTTGATACCATCTTCTTCTTTTGAGAGAACTGACCAGGGAGCAAATCCAATTTGGCCTTGAGCACTAGGAACTGCCACAAGAGGATTTTGAACTACCACATAATCATCAGTCTCTTCAACCAAAGTGAAGATTACTTCTTCACCAGTGTTCATTCGTAATACTTTAATGTCCATAATCACAAATAGTTAGGTCCGTCAATATCATATTTGTGGAGAAGAACTCCATCAACTTTATCCATCAAGTCTAGCATACTTCCATGCATGAGACGATATCCATATCCAACATATAGTTGTCCAAAGAATACTGTAAGTGCCATAAATGACCAGAAGTAGTAATAAGTTCTAGACTTCTTTTGTCTGGGATTTTTCATTGATTTCATTGTAGGTAATAACAATTTGACTTGAGGAAATGCCTTGAGAGTTCAAGGTTACTTTTTTCACCATAGTTCCGCCAAGAAGTTTGACGGCATCACGGAGATTGTTAGCAATGACAATTTTGTCTGCTTGTTCTTGTGTAATCCTATTCATTAGTAAGTTTGTCAATGTACTGATAAATCAAACTCCACCCAAATTCATAGGTGTCCCCGTTTTCATCCTGTAAAAAGAATGGAATGTTCGGGTGATAGTATTTAGCCCGATAATAATGGTTGATTACATTATAGTCATCATCCACACACCGTTCGTGCTCTAATTGTTCTTCCGTCATTTGAATTCACACTCCACCATAAGTTCAGTCAGACATGCAAGCATGTTTATTTCTTGATCTGCCACAAATGCCATTTGATACTGATACTTAGCAAGAGTAAGCACAGCAGCAGGAATACTACTCGGAGCCATGGAATCATAACAAGCATCGTAAATCCGACGCAGAAGTACAGAAGTATCATTGTCCAAGTTATTGACAACCCATTTACGTACTTCGGAAAAATCCTTCTCCTTAAGTTTCTTAACCAAGTCATTTACTTTTACATCACTAAAGGTTGCAAGAATACCAGAGTCAATTTTACCGCCAGCAGAGTAGCGTTGGCATTCATTCAAGACACGTCGCCAATCAGGGAAGTGCTTATTGATAAGTTCTACCAGGACCTTGTTATCATATTCAACACCTTCTGTATCCAGGATTTGTTGGATGCGTCCGAAGAACTTGGCGGCAAGTTGGGGTTTGCTTTTGGAATTGGTTGAAAAATCAATACAGGCGCATCTGGAGTGGAGGGGCTCGATAATTTTATTTTTGAAGTTGCAGGTGAATATGAATCTGCAGTTGCCAGAAAACTCCTCTGTAAACGCCCTAAGGAGGAGTTGTACGTCGTTTGTTGTGTTATCAGCCTCATCGATGATGATGACTTTGTGTCTGCCAGTTGCTTGAAGTGAGACGGTCGAAGCGAAATTTTTTGCAGTATTTCTGACCGTATCAAGAAAACGTCCCTCATCGGATCCATTGATGACATAAACATCTACCCCCAATTCATTACACAGTGCTTTAGCGACAGTGGTCTTACCACATCCTGCAGGCCCAGCCAGAAGTAAGTTTGGTACTTCACCTTTATGTAGGAAGTCTTGGAAGGTCTTCTTAATATTTGTTGGTAGAATACAATCTTCAATTGTCTTGGGTCGATACTTTTCAACCCAAAGAAATTCGTCGCGCATAATAAAAAATAAATTCAGTAGGTCTTCTTGATTGCCAAGAGAGTCTCAAGGGGAATCCATGCAGGATTCTCATCAGCAAACTGAACCTGAACTTCAGTAATCACTCGTTCAAGTTGTTTGTCATATGTTTGCCTGGTATTTCTAACAGGACTTAGTGGATTTTCTACACCCATTCTGGTTTACGCTCAGGAATACGTCTGTAATTATCGCACACCCACGGTTTAGATGCAATATACATCTTATACTTGCTGTAGATGTCAACAGTATCATACTTAAATTCATCAGGCCCAGCAAAGACAAAGGGTGTGACCTTATCAATATCACCCTTTGGGAACAGGTCTAGTGCCTCTACAAGCGTCTTGTAACAGGAATGGACCTTGCCATACCTAAGAGTGTACTCATGGCACATGTGGAGACCGTGCTTGATCAACCAGTATGAATTATGAATGCTCTCCGATGCCCACTTAGTACAGGGGTGATTTCGGAATGCACCTTTTTCAGTTTTGTATGGTTGGCCATCAAGGCGATGGAGTTCACCATATCCATGTCCCCATTTGTCTGATGCAACGATAGATAGCATCTGACAACACTCAAGTGGCATCTTGACGATATGTTTGTCAGGAAGCACTTGAGCAGACTCCTTGGGGGAGGAGCAGGTCACAAAGATGTTCATTCTAAAGGACGTTCAAATTGACTGGAAACAATGTCGGTTGCCTTCAATTGCTCTTGCATATATTCTACTGCCTTTTCTGGTTCTGCGCTATCCCCACAAGTGAAAACATCACAGACTGCCATTCCCTTCTCAGGCCAAGTATGAATGCTGATGTGACTCTCTGCGAGCATGGCAACACCAGTTACACCTTGTGGATCAAACTTATGTGTTGCCAGATTCAGTAGAGTTGACTTCGCTTCTTTTGTCGCGTTGTAGAGAAGCAACTTGATGTTGTTTTCGTCATCAAGTAGTTCAAACGGACACCCCTTAAGGGTAAAGAGAATGTGCTTCATCAACCAAAGGTGGAATCAGGTTCCAGAGCGATGTAGTAAGTCAGTTCGTGGTTCTTACTTTCAAAGCGAGAGAGAAGTTTCTTGGAAACAACAACTTCATAGGTGCCAGGGAGAATCTTGATGTTCTCTACCTTGAAGTTAAAGCAGAACTCTTCATCAGTTTCACCAACAATCTCTTCGTGAGTGTTAGAAGTATCGTTCTTCTTATCGTGAACAACCAACTTCACAACACCCGCTTCACCAACCACAGAAAGGTCAGGAACCTGATAGATTGCTGCTGCTTTCATCAGAGTGCCAAGGACTTGAGTGTCCAGTTCAAAACTAACATCCTCAGAGGGAAGAGTGATGGACTTCTCAGGAGGGCTGACGATGACGTTAGGGTCAGCAAAGAAGAAACGATTACGCTTCTTACCTTCACGAATCAGCAGATATTCATTGTTGCTGAAATCCAGTTCAGGATTGATATGAAGAGAAGAAATGGCATTTAGGAATTGATTCAAATCATAGATGCCAAAGTCCTTAGGAAACTCTTCAGGGACTTTTGCTTCTGCGAGAATGTTCTTCATCACAGAAATGGTGCGAATGGAATCTCCTTCCTTGATCAAGATAGACTGATTGATGGAAGAGAAGTTCTTGAGCAGGTTAATAGTTTTGTCAGACAGTTTCATAATCACTGGTTGTAGGTTTCACGCTTTGCATTCTTGTCGTTGAAATGCATCAGAAGTACAGCATAATGCAAGATCTTCATAATGTCACGTCGTGCGGTGCCTTTCTTATCATAACGAGAGGCATACTTGAGGATGTTACTACGGCAGAAGGATTCACCATCGCCACAAGCTTCAATCAAATCAAGTGTTTGAACTTTATCATCACCAGCAGAATAATGTTGGTTGTATGTTGCGGAAATATAATCAGTCAGTTCTTTCAGAATACGTTCTTCACTGTACTTAAAGCGTTTGCTAGGCATATCGAGATCAAAAGTAATAGTATCAGTACTAAAAGAAAGGCGGTCTTCACCAACGCCACCAAAGAAATCCATTGGAACTGGTTGCGCTGCTCCGAAGGAGATGGTATCTGTTCCTTCTCCTCCGTAGATCACCGTGTCTCCCAGATTGATTGTGTCTTGAGCAGCAGGGGCAGGATTGCCTGTTATGCTAAAACCATCTTCTGCCCAGTAGTCTTGATTAGTCATGTTCAATTCATCAGATAAAAAGGACCAAGAGTTTGCCATAATTATATCAGAGAACCTCCGATTGGTCAATGGAAGAATACTCCTTCATTGCATCTTCGTCAAGTGAAGGAAGATTAAAGTCAGCGTCAACCTTGTCATACAGTTCCAAGAATGCCTGCTTGGTTTCATCATCGAAGCGATTCACACAAACCTGAATGGCCTTTGCCTTATCACCAAAGATGTTGAATGCCTTGACGATGTGAACCAGTCGGCGGGTGGAGATAACCTCATCAATACCACCATCATAGAAGGTCTTACGGATGATGTCTGCCCAGTCTGCCAGACGCTTGCAGAAGTCAGTGTCATCACAGAGACCAGAGAGAATCTTCTCTTCGGTCTTGGCAGTCGGGTACTCCTGCTCGAAGGTCACGGGGAATCGCTCAAGGAAGGCTTCGTTGAGCACATTAGTTCCAATGAATCGTCCGTCGTCGGAACCTTTGCCTTTGGTGTTGGCGGTTGCGAATACTTGGAAACCTTCTGCGGGCGTAATGAATTTGCCAATCTTCTTGAGGAAAACTCCTTTTCCTTCGAGAATAGATTGAAGACAGAGGATTTTGTTTGAGGCAAGGTCGATTTCGTCAAGGAGCAGCACAGCACCCCGTTGCAGGGCTTCAATGACTGGGCCATTGTGCCAGACGGTTTCGCCATTAACAAGACGGAAACCACCAATAAGATCGTCTTCATCAGTTTCGATGGTGATGTTTACACGGATGAGTTCCCGTCCGAGTTGGGCACACGCTTGTTCGACAGAGAACGTTTTACCATTGCCCGA